ACTCAAAAACTATGCCGCTGTCTTGCGATGTCGTGGCGCGTCGAACGTCGCCAACAGCAAACGCGGTGCTAGCAGACCAAGCGGTATAAGCCATTACGGTTCAAATACTTGGCGAAACGTTGCTTGAATTGTGGCGCGGTTCAAGTATGGAATCGACTTGCTCCATGTCTCGCACACAAACTTGGAGCTGCTGCCCTCGCCAGGAGGTGTAAAGTCAAAGCTGGCATAATCGTCAGCCCGTGCATCCAAAAACGTTTCGATAGTGTCAGCATCGGTCTCTGACACTTCAAACGTTAGGTTAAAAACTTTGGGGTTTTGATTAAGGCCATATTTCAGCCTAGCCTCGTAACCATCACCAAACTGCACTCTCCGCACCACAGGGGCGCTGCTTTTTTGGATGCCGTAGGTCGGCGTGATTGACGGGAAAGTAGCCATTAGCTTGCGAGGAGACCGCCAGGACGTTTTTGTCTGACTAGCTCAGCCTGCACTGCAGCGCCAAGCATCTTGCCAAGTTGTGCGGCTTGATCAGAATCGCCTTCAACAGACGAACCAGAAGCATCCACGTTCACCACAATGTTAGACCCGCCCATTGCGTTGTTTGGAACAATATTGCCCTGCGCTCCAGGGATAAACAACTCAGGGCCACGCTCGCCAACAATGTAAGGACTTCCGGCTGATACTGCGCCGCCGTTAGCTCTAAAGCCGATATTAGGCAATCCGTCGGCACCGAGACCGCCAAGACTTCCAACAGTGCTGGCATCAACGCTAGAAATATCGATACTCTGTCCGCTAGACATTGCAGGCAGACCCGCAAACATGCGAGCGATGCCGATCGCGATGTATTGCGCGATCATCTTCTTGGCTGTGTCGGCCAGCATGTTGGCCACGCTTCGCAAGAAGTTTGCAAAGGCTTCTTGGGCTGTTTGAGCGCCTGTAACGGTGTCGATCAACGCTCCAGCAAATGCTTCTGTTGCTGGAGTCAGCTGGTCAATAATCTGCTGCTGGCGTAGTTGAGCCTGTTCAACAGCGTCTAGCTCAGGCAGAAGTTGCCGATACAGATCAATGCGGTCTCGCAAGATCTTGTTTTCTCTTTCAGCTTGGTCAATCTGGTCTTCTGTTGAGCGGTTATCGTTAATAATTGCAGTATTTTCTAAAATCTTGTCGTTTAACCCTTGATAAGCGTCTTCTGCACGACGCACTTGATCGACGCGAAGCTGCAGCATCTGCAGTTCGTTGGAATCGAACGGGTTAGCCATGCCCCTCTGGGCATCTTCGATCTGACGGCGTAGCCCGCGCCCGATGCCTGCGGTTTGCTGGTCCGCTCGCATACGAGCCAGCTTCTGTTGCAGTTCGATCGCATTGATGCGTGCGTTGTTTTGATCAAGTTCCAGCCCGAGAGTGTCGCGGACTGTTTGTTCGCGTTCGTCGTAGAGCTTGTTAATAAACTTCGCGTCTCCTGCAACTTTGTTATTGGCTAGTTCTTGCTGTCTTTGGTAGTCCAGAATCTTTAGTTCTTTAGTTCGACGTTCTTCGATGCTTTGGTTTTGACGGCGCAGATTTTCAATGGTTGTTTCACCTAAACCTTTGGACTTTGTTTCTATACCCAATTGCTTAAGCTGCTCTCGCAAAATCGCGGCTTGTAGCTGTAGTGCTCTGGATTTAGGTCCGGTTTTGCTAGCACCTTTATCTTCTAGGTTCTTAAGTGCCTCAGCTAAGTCAAGCTCAAGTCCGGCAATCTTTAATGCAGCCTTGCGGAAGCTGATTTCATCTGCTTTAGCTCGGTTTACCAAGCGCTGCTTTTCTTCTAAGAACTTAGTTTTAAGAATTTGCTTTTCAAGCTCTAAAACCTGCTCTTCAGTAAGCTCCTTGCCGCTCATGAGCAGCTGTCTGCGAAGGTGCAGAATTGCCAGACTTTCTGTTTGGATGCTTTTCTCGTTCTCTAAACGTTGAAGATCTTGCGCGCGGACTTTGGCTGTTTGCTCTGTAATAAAGAGTATTTCTCTTTGTCGATCTCTTATCTGTTCCTGGACCTTCCTAAGTTCTTCAGCGTCTTTTAAAGCCTGTACGGAACGACCTTGTGTTCGCCCACCGACCAAGCCCCCCTGTAACTGAGCCTCACGCGCAGCAAGGCGTTTAAGTTCAGGATCATCTGTGGCGTTGGCACGTCCAGCTACCAAAGCGTTATTTGCTTCTAAAACCTTTGCAGTGAATTGAGTAAGTGGAGAAACAAGGCTAGCAATAGCCGCTCCGAAGATTGTGGTAGCGGCACTAAACTCTCTACCAAGATCAGCACTTGCATCGCCAAAAGTTTTTAGAGATTCAACGGCTTGCCCGCCGACACGCACAGCCAAAGCCTTGGTGGCAGTTTCCTGCGCTTCTGTGGAATCAGCAAGTTTCTCTATTTGTTCGATATAACTAGCTGTAGCAGTCCCGGCAAGTCCTGCAGCTCTAACTACCTCCGTAAAGTCAAATGTGAACTCGTTAAGTGCCTGTCCCGTTATGGCTACTTGAGCCACAAACTTATCAAGCGCTCCACCGAGGACTTGTAGTGCGATAGCTGCTGGCCCGAACGTTGCTCCAGCTGCGGCACCGCCGATTGCGCCTCCAAGCGCCATGCCTGGTCCGCCCCCGAACAACAGCGGGAAGGCACCGGCAGAAACAGCTGCACCTATGCGATCCCTTCCGGAAATTCTTGGCGTTGCTTTTGGTTTTCGCCCAGCTTCCGTAAATCCGGGCGGCAGCTTAGGTCCTTGTACTTTGAAGAAATCTTTGGGCAAGGAAGGACCTTGCATACCAAAGCCCGCGTTAGACGTCGCTATAACGTCTCGCTGGTTTGCCGCTGCCTGAGCAAGCAGCATGTTTTGGCGGGCAAGCGCATCGTTGGCCTCTCGGCGCATACGGACTACACGTTCAACCGCTCTGCGCTCTGCATCCGTTCCAGAAGCAACGTTACGGAGAGCGCGTTCTGCTTGGTTGAGCGCTCTTGAGTAGTTTTGAATGCTGTCTACTCTAAAAGATTTATCTAGCGCTTTACCTAAACGCTTTGCCTCTTTGTTTATCTCATTAACTTCTTTGTTCAGGGCTTTTATACCCTTAGTAAGCTCGGTTATTTTTTGCGCGCCCTGTAGAGCAATCTCAATATCTACGTCGTAGTTGGCCACGGGCGAAACGTAGAGGGGCTTGTGTCAGTTTAACGCGAAGCCATAGTTCGCGCCCCTCGGGACGTGCGGGCCTGGTCCATGACCCGCTCTTCCTCTTCGCCTTTTATTTCATAGAAAGCGGCCCAGCCGACTAGCTCTTCCTGCGTCAGGTTCTTTGACAGTTGAGCAAGCGTCATTCCCAGCTCTTTGGCCAGGAAGAACATGAAAAGCCAGTCGTTATTAGCTTTTGAGGTCTGCTTTCGCTTCCTCCACTTTGTTCTCAGCGCCGGATGCCAGCATTGCAAGCTGGATGTCCTGCAGAACAGCCGCTTCTACAGCGTTCTTCAGAACCGCTCTTTCGCCGTCTTGGAACAAGCGCTTGCCGTTTTCATCGAGTGCTTTTTCGATCAGCATTCCGAGAGCAAAGTCGTTGGCGTCGTCCGAACCAGCTTTCTTCTGAATGGACTCGCGTTCTGCAATGGTGAGCGGGTGCCAGTAGATCTCAAGCACCGTTTCGTCGCCGTCTTTGACTTCATGCTTATACAGCTGACTAACGCCGAACTTATTGCGAAGCAGTTCAGAGGCGCGCATAAAGTAGTACCGTTTGCCTCAATATACTACACAACTGCTGTGAACTGACAAGAAACAATGCCGATGAAGTGCGAGCGATCCTCTAGCTCTAACGGAGTTGGGCCGGAAATGTCAGAAACGCGAGGCGCAACACTGAAAGTATCGGTGTAGCCAGAGGCATTCACAGATGTAAGACCGTCGATTACAGCTTCGCTTAAAGATGACAGCACTGACGTGCCAGCAGACTTGGGAACATAGATGTTGCACTGAATGACGCCGGAGTAGTAATCCTGGGCTGCGCCTTGGTTTTGGATGGTGGAACGATTGAAATTCACCGTCATTAGGATGTATTTCTTGGTTTTGCCAGGTGTGGTGTAACGAACGTTGTCGTAGACCATCAACACTGTGTCATCAGCATCTTCAACAGCGTCAGTGACTGCTTTTTCAAAGGCCGCGCGGGCGTTTACGAGAGTCATGGTTTAGAGCTTGGTATAAGACCCAAACACACTGCTGCTGGATCCAGTTCTGACAAAAATGCGGCCAGGACGTTTGTCCCCAAAGGTTTGTTGAACCAGCGGCCCCATTTCGCCCTGAACAAAGTTTGCCACTTTTGGGGACTCAAGGGCATACCTCGCATACTCAGCGGTATTGCCGATGTAGACCGTGGGCTGGCGCTTGAAATTGAACTCCGGAACACCGAAACGCGGTTTTATCTGACTGCCAACAGGTTTCTTACTTGTGTGAACCCACTGGTTTTTGCTGGGATCTCTGGTCTTATAGATGTTTGACCACGGAGCAAAGTCCTCGCGTTTGTCCTCAGGGCGAACTTTTTGGGTTGATGCTTTCCAGCTTGATGCGAAAAACCCCGTGTCCACTGGGCTGTTCTCCTCTGTGGCTAAACCTTCGACGGTAAGCTGAATCAAAGCGTTGTAGTCGTCATTTATTTTGCGTTCCAGGTCAGTGACGATTTGGCCAATACCTTTTTTCTTAGCCATCAGAACCTCACCTGGATGGCAAAGAAATACTCTTCGTCGCCCTTAAACGTGCGAATGTCTGTGATCTGAGCAATGCGGTCAGAGCCCGCGTACTTCAAAGTGATCGTGTCTTCAAAGGTGGGCTGGTTATCCCCAATCAAGTCTGGGGTGATGTAGAGCTTGGCTTTGCGCTCTTCGCGTCCTTCCTCTTCTTCAGAATCAACAAACTCGATTGGAACGTCAAACGAGTAGTCCGTGTCAGTCGTCGTTAGCGCTCCGGTGCTGGTGTTGTACGTCGGAGATGCTTTGCGGGTGTAGGTGATTGTGTGGTCGAACGCCTTTCCTAGATCGGCAACGACCTGTTTAGCAACGTTTTTGAAGAGAGTGTCTAGTGCGCCTGG